TGCAGGCTTCGTAAGCATCGCCACGTTATTGCGATTAAAGGACAATCCACTCGCAACCGCCCCGTTGTTGGCAGACCAACCAATCAAGACATCAGCCTTAAAGGTAAAACCATTCGTGGCGGTGTGCAGTTGTGGCCGGTGGGATCAGATACAGCAAAGAGTGTTTGGTATGGTCGATTCGGTGTGGATGAGGGCGCGGGATCGGTGCATTTTTCAACAGAATTGGACGATGAATTTTACGCACAACTCACCGCTGAGAAATTAGTCACGCGTTATCACAAAGGCCATCCACGCACAGAGTGGGTAAAGCCATCACATAAGCGCAACGAGGTACTCGACTGCTCGGTGTATTCTTTGGCGGCAGCTTATCATTTGGGCATGAACAAGTGGAGCCAGAGAGATTGGCAAAGATTAGAGGATCAAGTGCAACCAATCACCGCTGATTTATTTGATTCTAAGCCTGCAAAAGTCAAAACCGAGTCAAAAGAAATTGAAAAACCGAATAAAAACGCGGCAAAAGTAACACAAACACAAAGACCAATCCGCCCAAGAAACAGACCAGGCGGCGGATTTGCAGCGCGTTGGTAAAATAAATCTAAATTGGGGTTGACAAATCAAAAAAAGTTACTAGGCTAACCACTAGATGTAGTGTATTGCACACTAAAAAACACTAGATATAGGGATTTATGGCCAATTTATTCGATTCTACAAACTACCCAACCACCGAACCTGGCGCAATTATCGCCGGCGATCGTCTTGTTTGGAAGCGTAGCGACTTGGATAGTGATTATCCAATTGCCGATTATTCGCTTAAATACGCCGCACGTTTAGAAAGTGCCGGTACTACCGAGATTGAGATCACTGCATCAGAAAGTGGTAGTGATTATATTATTGAAGTCGGCCAGGCAACAACAGCCAGCTACACTGCCGGTGTTTATCATTGGCAAGCCTACATCATCCGCACTTCTGATTCTGAACGCGTTACCGTTGACAGTGGCACGTGGGAAGTTAAATCCAATCGCGATGCTGCCACTACCGACCCACGTGGTCACGTTAAAAAAGTGTTGGACGCAATCGAGGCCACTATTGAGGGTAGAGCCTCAAAGGATCAAGAAAAATATGCAATCCAAGGTCGCGAGTTATGGCGCACACCAATTGCTGATTTGATTTTGCTGAGAGATAAATACCGCGCTGAATACGTGCGTGAAACTCGCAATGAACGCATCCGTAATGGTTTAGGCCATGGCGGCATTATTAAAACGAGGCTTTAATGAATTTTTTATCTATTTTTAGAAAACATAAAAAAGCCGTTGCCAAACGTGCGTTCTCCGGTGCAAAGATTGATCGTTTAACCTCATCATGGGCAACCACCTCGCAATCAATTAACAAAGATTTGCAGGCCGGTGGCAAAGTATTGCGCACTCGCGCTAGAGATTTAAGCCAAAACAACGATTACGCCCGCAAATATTTGCAGATGTGTGTGTCAAATGTGGTGGGTGCTAAGGGTATTTTGTTGCAAGTTAAATCTAAAACAGCCAAAGGCAAGCTCGATCAAAAATCTAATCGACGTGTTGAGCAGGCCTGGGCGCAGTGGTCAAAATCTATGCATTGTGCCTGGGATGGGCGTTTGTCATTTGTAGAGATGCAACGTCTGTTTATTGAAAGCGCGGCGCGTGATGGTGAGGTGCTTGTGCGCATGGTGCGCGATGAGTCAAAATTTGGTCTTAAACTCCAATTTTTGGATATTAATCGCCTTGATGAAAACCTCAATAAAAACCTAGGTGGCGGCGCACAAATAAGAATGGGTATTGAGTTTGATAACACTGGCAAGCCGGTGGCTTACCACTTACAAACCAACCTTGAAAATGCCGCTGCGGCTGGTGCAAGATATGAGCGCATTAATGCGGATAATATTATCCACGCCTTTATGGGTGAGCGCGCTGAGCAAATCCGTGGTGCAACTTGGATGGCATCGGCTATGTCAAGGCTTAATATGCTTGGTGCATACGAAGAAGCAGAACTCGTGGCGGCAAGAATTGGCGCATCGAAGATGGGTTTTTACACCTCAGAGGCCGGCGATTCATTTATGGGTGAGGGTGAAGATGATCAAGGCTATTTGATTGATTCAGCCGAACCAGGCCAATTTGCACAGCTACCGTCCGGCACCAATTTTACAACTTTTGATCCTACCCATCCAACAAGCGCATTTGAGTCATTCAATAAGGCAATTTTGCGTGGTATTGCCAGTGGTTTGGGTGTGGCTTATAACTCATTATCAAGTGATTTGGAGGGGGTTAGTTTTTCCTCAATCCGCTCTGGCACCATTGAAGAACGCGATCAATGGCGCGTCAAACAAAATTGGATGATTCAGCATTTTATGAATCGTGTTTATGACCAATGGCTAGGCATGCAATTGCTTAATGGCTCAATTGGCATGGGCATGACAGATTTTGACAAACTGTCAGAGATTCGTTGGCAGCCTAAATCATGGCAATGGGTTGATCCTCTTAAAGATATTAAGGCCTCAGTTGAGGCAATTAATGCCGGTATTAAAACGGCATCAGAAGTTGTTGCCGAGCAAGGCGGCGATATTGAGGATGTTTATGAGCAACTCGCTTATGAACAACAATTAGCCAAAGATAAAGGCTTAAATTTAAGTGTTAATAACGAGGTTACAGCTAATGAAACAAATCAAAACGGGTGATTTAACCCGCTATTTAAATTTTGATCGGAGTGCGATTGATGAAGAAGCACGTACGGTGAGTTTATCATTTTCGAGCGATGCACCAGTCGAACGATGGTTTGGGATGGAAGTGTTAGATCACTCGCCTAAATCAGTCGACTTGGGGCGTTTGAATGATGGCGCACCGCTTCTTATGGATCACAACACATCCGATCAGATAGGACGAGTGGAAAGCGCTTTGGTGGATGGAAAACGTGGCACGGCCGTTGTGCGTTTTTCTAAATCGGCGCGCGCTCAAGAGATATTTACAGATGTAGTGGATGGAATACGTCAAAACATTTCAGTGGGTTATCGCATTAATGAAATGGAAATTGACGAGTCACGATCAATGGATGGCGTGGAAACTTTTGTTGCCACCAATTGGCAGCCGTTTGAAGTGAGCGTGGTGAGTGTGCCTGCGGACAATTCAATCGGTGTTGCAAGATCTGCTGAGGGTGAAAATATTACCACCATTACCAATTTAAAAACTAAAAATAAGGAAGTTAAAATGACAACAGAAAACAACAACATCGACGCGGCACAAGTTGCACGCGACGCAGTAGCAGCAGATCGTACTCGCTCGCAAGAGATTGATGCAATCGTTGCAAAACACCCGGAACTTAAAGAGATCGGCAGCCAGTTTAAAAACAATGATCGCTCTATGGATGAATTTCGCGGTGTAGCATTAGACAAAATCACAAAGGGTCAGCCACAGCAAGCAGCGATTGAAGATACTAAAATCGGCATGACGGATAAGCAAACAGACGATTTCTCAATCGTTCGTGCGGTAAATGCGTTAGTAACGGGCAACTGGAACGATGCAGGTTTTGAGCGTGAAATGTCAGACGAGATGGCAAGCAAATTGGGCAAACGCGCTCAAGGCTTCTACATCCCAACAGACGTTTTAATGCGTGATTTGAATGTTACAACTACAACGGCCGGTGGTCATACAGTAGCAACAGATTTATTATCTGGCTCATTCATTGACATGCTTAGAAACAAGATGGCAACCGTTGGCTTAGGTGCTACTATGATGAACGACTTGGTTGGCAACATTGCAATCCCACGTCAAACTGGCGGCGCAACCTCTTACTGGGTAGCAGAATCAGGCGCGATCACAGAATCACAAGCAGCGTTTGATCAAGTATCAATGTCACCAAAGACAGTTGGCTCAATGTCAGATATCTCACGCAAGATGCTTTTGCAATCTTCTTTAGATGTAGAGTCTTTTGTTCGTAACGACTTAGCAACATCTTTGGCATTGGCTATCGATTCAGCAGCAATCAATGGCACTGGCTCATCTAACCAACCAACGGGCGTTTTAAATACGTCTGGCATTGGTTCAGTAGTTGGCGGCACAAATGGTGCAGCACCGGATTGGGCTGATATTGTTGATCTTGAGTCAGCGGTTTCAGTTGATAACGCAGACATGGGCGCACTAGGTTACTTAACTAATGCAGCGGTTCGCGGCAAGTTATTACAAACTGAAAAAGCATCTGGCACAGCGCAGTATGTTTGGTCAGATAGCAACACGCTACGTGGTTACGGCGCGGCTGTATCAAATCAAGTACCATCAAATGGCACTAAAGGAACGGGTTCAAACCTTTCTTCAATGTTGTTTGGTAACTGGAATGACTTGATCATCGGTACGTGGGGTGGCATTGACATCAACGTGGATACTTCAACGGGTTCAGCTTCTGGCACAGTTCGTGTTGTTGCACTACAAGATGTTGACATCGCGGTACGTCACGCTGAGTCGTTCGCAGCAATGACAGACATCATCACTTAATTTAAGTTTTGATTATTGAG